AATCTGGATTATTCAATCCAATGGATTTTGTCATGCAGGACTCAGATAATGAAAAGCTTCTGGAGCGTGTGGCTTGGTTAATGATGAGACCGGAGTACTTCTCTTTCGCTTGTAAATTTATATTAAACGTTGAGCTTTCACCGTTTCAGTCTTTGCTCTTGCATGAGATATGGCACAGGAAGTTTCCGATGTTAATCGGTAGCCGTGGTATGGGCAAGTCTTTTATGTTGTCGGTATATCCCCTGCTACGCTCATTATTTATGCCGCGACGACAAATCATTATTGTGGGTGCCGCCTTTAGGCAATCGAAAGTCCTTTTTGAGTACATGGATACTATTTGGAAGAACGCTCCTGTTCTTAGGGACTTGTGTTCTACCGGCAGTGGCCCAAGGAGAGATGTAGATAGGTGCGTGATGCACATAGGCGAAAGTCGTATTACATGTCTTCCATTGGGTGATGGTAGCAAGATTAGAGGACAGCGAGCCAACGACATCATTGCCGATGAATTTGCTTCTATTCCCAGAGATATATTTGAAAATGTTGTTGCTGGATTTGCTGCGGTTGCTTCGTCTCCTATTGAAAAGGTTAAACAGGCCGCACGAAAAAAGAAGGCTAAAGAATTAGGCATCCCTGTTACTAGCGACAGGAACGAAGATGACGCAATGGATCAGTCTAACCAAATTATTTTATCCGGCACGGCTTATTATGACTTCAATCATTTTGCTGAGTACTGGAAACGATATCATGCAATTATCTCCAGTGGAGGCAATAAGACTAAGTTACAGGAGGTTTTTGGAGGCTCTGTGCCTGATGATTTTGACTGGACAGAGTATTCTATAATCAGAATGCCTGTTGAAAAACTTCCAGACGGTTTTATGGATAGCGGACAAGTGGCACGGTCTAAGGCCACGGTTCACGCGGGAATATATAACATGGAATACGGTGCGGTATTTACGACCGATAGTCAGGGCTTCTTTAAGCGTAGTCTATTAGAATCTTGCACCACCTCCCCCGCTAATCCGGTTATCCTTCCTTCTGGGGATATTTGCTTTGAGGCTTCTTTACGGGGACAAGAGGGCAAGACGTACACATTTGGCGTCGACCCCGCTTCTGAGGTAGATAATTTCAGTATAGTGGTTTTAGAGATGAGTCCTGATCACCGTAAGGTAGTGCATTGCTGGACAACGACTAGACAGCAGCACAAAGATAAACTGAAGTCCAAGTTAGTTGACGAAGATGATTTTTATTCCTACTGTGCCAAGAAAATCAGACAGCTAATGACCGTATACCCATGCTCAGAAGTGGCCCTAGATGCCCAAGGGGGCGGCATAGCCGTCATGGAGGCACTTCATGATAAAGACAAGATACCAGAAGGCGAGCTTCCCATTTGGCCCGTTATTGAAGAAAAGCCGCAAGACACGGATGATCACGCTGGCCTTCATGTGCTTAAGCTCTGTCAATTTGCTAGAGCCGACTGGTTAGCAGAGGCTAATCACGGCTTAAGAAAAGATTTTGAAGACAAGGTGGTTCTATTTCCATATTTTGACTCCGCCAGTTTAGGCATAGCTTTAGAAACAGACAAAGTTTCTGGAAGAAATTATGATACCCTAGAGGACTGCGTTATGGAGATAGAAGAGCTGAAGGATGAATTATCTATGATTATCATGACCCAGACATCGACCGGCAGAGAGAGGTGGGACACGCCAGAAGTCAAGACTGGAACGGGCCGAAAAAGCCGAATAAGAAAAGACCGGTATTCAGCCTTGATCATGGCCAATATGTCGGCTAGGCATTTATCTATAGAGAAACCAACACTTGAACAGGGTGCGTTTGGTGGGTTTGCCGAGCAAAATTCTTCTGCGTTTTCTAATGATAAGCTTTTTAACGGTCCATCTTGGTTTACTGATAAGATACAGAACTTATATTGATTAGAAGATAAGAACCGTTTTTACATAAATTGTGTATATCAATATAATCACCAATGTAATCGTCGGTGGTATTACAGGATAACAATCATAATGAAGAAGATAGTTAGCTTTTCTATGTATGGGAATGTACCCTGTTATCAGGTTGGGGCTATAATGAATGTTGTAGAGGTCGCTAGGCTTCTGCCGGATTGGAAGTGCAGATTTTACACCACCGACAACGCCAGCTTTTGTAATCAGTTAGAGTTTCTGGGTGCGGAAGTTGTAAGAATGGATGACTGGCCACGAGGCAATATGTTTTGGCGTTTTTTAGCTGTTGATGATGCTGATATCTGTATTGTTAGAGACGCAGATTCCGTAGTAAGCGAGAGAGAAATAGAATGCATGAAGGAGTGGCTTAAGAGCGATTATCAATGGCATATCATGAGGGATCATCCTGCACATAGGACAGTCCCTATACTGGGGGGCATGTGGGGTCACAGACGTATCGAACATGACGATTTTCCAAATAGGATAGATTTTCGTAAGAGAACAATGAGCGATTACATAGCAGAATGGAGACGTGGGAACAACTGCTCTACAGCACGCCACCAAAAAGATCAGCAATTTTTGAAGTGGCTATACGAACGCTTTATAAGAAAACATGGTGAGGTCTTATCTGTTTGTGATGTTTTTAGACATGGTCATCAAGGACATCCGTTTCCTAAGCATCCGCAAACCAGATATACCGAATTTATTGGGAGCAAAGCATTTAGGAATAAAAAATGGAATCCGGGAGTCATACGACAAATAGAACCACCACTGGAGTTAAAATAATGTCAGATCCACTATTTCAAACTTGGGCAAGCGATGCAGAAAAGGGAAAAGTCTATGACTCTACCGACTTAGACGGTTACGATGGGGCTGTTTACCGTTCTCAAGCTCACTATGGCTACAATGGCGACCGACGACAGACCTACTTAGACGTTGAAACCAACAGATCGGTACGCCCTAGTTTTAATCGCTCGGACTACGACGCGTTCCGCCCCGGTGAATCTATCCCGAGCAAGCAAAAACGCATCATGGCGATGTGTATGAACGCCTACGACAAAGTTGGTATCATCCGAAATGTTGTTGATTTAATGAGCGACTTTGCTAGTCAGGGACTTGTTCTTGTGCACCCCAACAGAACAATAGAAAAATTCTATCGCAAGTGGTTTAGTCAGGTCAATGGTATAGATAGATCCGAGAGATTTTTGAACTATTTGTACAGAACTGGCAACGTGGTCGTAAAACGCAGAACAGCGAAACTAGACAAGAAAAAAGAGGAGGAACTCAGGCGTGCCGCCGGTGCCGATGTTATCATTCAAAACCACAAGGCCAAAAAGAGAGAGGTGCCTTGGGTGTATGACTTTTTGAATCCCGTTGCCGTCGATGTTGTTGATCACGGAATGCTTGCTGTTGGCAAGCCTGAATTTTACCTTAACATTTCCAAATATACCTTTCAAGCTTTGCTCAAAACATCTACCAGCAATAACAATGTGTTCAAGACTCTTCCAAAAGATCTCCAAAGTAGAATCGGACAGGGCGACCGTAAGATCCCTTTAGATCCAGACAACACGTTCTTTTATCATTACAAGAAAGACGACTGGCTGCTTTGGGCGAACCCGATGATTTATGCCATACTTGATGATATAAGTATGCTAGAAAAAATGAAGCTGGCAGACTTAGCCGCTTTAGACGGGGCTATTTCTAGTGTAAGGCTTTGGACTATGGGTGATTTTGAACAGAAGATCGTCCCGACCAAGGCGGGCCTAAATAAAGTTAGAGACATTTTGGCCAGCAATGTTGGCGGCGGCACTATGGATTTGGTGTGGGGTCCAGAGCTTAAGTTTACAGAAAGTCAATCACAGGTATACAAATTCTTAGGGTCTGAAAAATATCAGCCCGTTTTGACTAGTATTTATGCTGGGCTCGGTATCCCCCCGACTCTTACTGGGGCTGCTGGTGCTGGTGGTGGATATACAAACAATTATGTCTCTCTGAAGACCTTGATAGAAAGACTTGAGTACGGAAGAGAAGTTCTTGCACGCTTTTGGCGACAAGAGATAGAGCTTGTGAGAAAAGCAATGGGCTTTAGATTTCCTGCCGAGATTCATTTTGATTCTATTATTTTGTCCGACGAAGCCGCCCAAAAGAATCTTCTCATTCAGCTTGCGGACAGAGATATCATATCTCAAGAAACTCTGCTCGAAAGGTTCCGAGAGATCCCAGGTATTGAAAGAGTTCGTGTTCGCAGAGAGGGTCGAGACAGAAACAACGATTCTTCGACGCCAAGAAAAGCCGGTCCTTATCATAATCCCCAACACAAGGAGGATATGGCCAAGATTGGTGTATCCAAGGATATTGTTAATACCGAGGAATACTTTAAAAGGCTTGATATCCCCTATCAGGAAATCGAAGAGGTAGAGACCCCTCCCGTGGTTGATGAGCCTCTTGTGGATAATAAAGACCCTAAACCTGTGAAGGACGAGGGACGGCCCCCGTTTTCTAGGGATACCAAAGAGCGAAAACAAAAACGGGTTTTGCCACGCAGCGGAGAAGCTACCAGTGCAACCCTCTGGGCGATAAAAGCACAGGACAAAATATCGGAAGTCATGACACCCATTGCATGTACCCACTTTAAGAAGAAAGACGCTAGGGCGTTAAGCAGGATCGAGGTTGACGAGCTGGAATATCTGAAGCTGTGTATTCTTACAGGCATGAAACCCTTTGTCGACATTACGCCCGAGCTAGTGAAACAACTGGTTGAATATAATACGAAGCCAAGCCAGGCCTTCAATTTTGCAGTAGAAAATCGAATAAACAGCTTCTCTACTATAAATAAGTGTAAGCCTAGCACCTCGGACCTGCGGCATATTTACGCTTCTGTCTATGCCGAATTTTTCTGTTTTAGGTAATATTTAACCTTCTATTTCTTATTTTGTGTATTATTCTGTGG